TTTAAGAAGTTCATCCTTTAGGGGCTTATGGTGCTGCTTGCGCAATGCGTTAAATTTTGCCGCCAGACCTGGCTTAGATTCTAACATTTTCTTTTCTTTCTTCAGTTTTTCTCCTATGTTTTTATAGACTTCCTGAACTTCTTTGATCTTATCCTTGTCAATATATTGACGATGAAGGTTTAGTTGCTGATCAACATACCCCTCCTCTCCTGCCATCTTTGTTGGCGCAGGACCAACAGCGAGAGTTAGTGTGCCCAGTGTCGTTATAAGTTCTGGCTTGTGTTTTTCAATTGCTGGAATGACCACTTTTTTGTAAAAATCATCTACAGAGACCAGTGCCTCATCAAGGGCGATGACATTGCCCTTCTTAATAACCGATAAGGCAAAAATGTATGTAATAAACATATCGATATATGCGCTGGTCTGAGGGGCAAATAAGTTTGACCATTCGTCGGCTGGGAGGCCACCTTTATACTTAGGTCCGCCGACGAGAGTGACCCCTCCGGAGCCTTCAAGCCAACCAAAAACCTCTATTTCTGCATCAATCTTTTCTTGAGGCTCTTTGTCGACACACTCTCCGTCTTCATTTCTTTCCTGACCCTCTGGGCATGGTTCTTCCTCGTCTTTAACACATCTTCCCTCGGCACCAGGGGGGATTACTTCTCCCTCTCCTGTGGGGGCGGCATCAACTTCCTCTAATGTGCGGAATGGCTTGCGATCAGGCTCATCGGTTGTGGCTTCGGGGGCGCCTCCTGCTGGCACCCAACGATAGCCAGGAGGGCATCTGCATTCGCCATCTTCGTCTTTCACTCGGCCACCGGTGCACGGATCCTCCTCGACCTTGGGGGACGGGCAAAAGCCAAACCTAGCAATATGATCATCGGTATACTGTATCAATTCCCGTACATGTTTTTCAGAAAACTTTTCTTGGGGAATATCTGAATCTGGGCCCCTAAGTTTGATGAATTCCTTAAATTTTGTTAACTCTGCACAGACACTCTGCTTCTGTTCTTCTGTAAAATCAGCCGGATTTCTTTTTTTGGGAGGAGGAGCGTCATCAAAAGCTGGATTATCCTGTCCCGGCTTTTTGGAAAGCGGATTTCTGGCCAGCTTCTTTCCCATCATTATTGCGGTTATTTCAGATTTATATTTGTTAACCGGAGATTCCAGTAGCAGATCAAGCTCGTGATCAATGTCGCCTTCGGTTATAATAAAAGATAAACGCTTGCCATGATTTGGATTCTCCACCAACAAATCAAGCTCGCGATCAATGTCTTCCTCGGTTATAGTAAATTTATCAGCCACAACAAAGTTCTCCTTGGTATAAATAGTTTTCTAAAGGAAAAAAGCCAAAAAGCCTTTAACGGCGTTGAGGGCCGCGAGCCTTTTTTGCTGCTTCTTCGTGGTTTTTTCGTTCGTCCTCAAACTGCTTTGCAAGTCGCTCCAAGAACCATCGTCGAATAGTTATTGGAAGATTATATGCTTCCATAAACGACCACTTGCCGTGATATTTTAAAATAAAAAGTTCTTCATAGACGCCAGATATGTATTCATTGGTTAGTCCAAAAAAAGTCTACCGTCATCGGGATGTCGACCTCCTGTTCAAAGCTGCATGCTGGACACTTAAAGCCTTGCTTCATGTCTGGTCCAGGGACTAGTTTTGCATATGTATTTCGAATATGTCTCGCGTCAACGGCGGGACACCCATTTATAAAAGCGTTCAAGACATCAGGAGTGTCTAGCCCATTAACAGAAACGGTGGTCAATCGAAGCTGATCTGTAAAGCTTGTGTTGTCTGCGCTATTCTCAGATATCTTCTTCATTTTCTGGACTAAATGTGCTTCGTCCCTTGATGTCATCAGGCGCACTTCGACATCGAAACCGGTTCTGGGCGCCTTTATGATAAAAGTCCCTTTACCCGTTGGCCTAATTTCTTCCTCATCATAGTCATCGCCGTGATAGATGCCCAACTCGGACAAATCAAATGTAGTCTTCGCAACTTTCTCACAAGACGGGCATGTCATTTTGGTTTCATAATCAGAACCATACCCATTAATACGGGAAGCGATCATAAGAGCAGCCTTGTCTCCTGACAAAAGACTTTCTACTCTAATCGATTTATCTGCAATGACATTCTGAAGAAAGCGATCAATTGCAATGCCCTTCTTTAGAAGAGATGGAGAAGTTAAAATATCCTCATCTCTTGCTGTCATAAATTTAATCTCAACCGTCTCTTGTCCATGAAGTGGATGATCCGGAGGATAAAACCTGCCTTGTGATGGCAAGTCCACCAACTCTGTTGGTGTTGCAAAGTCCAGCATTGGAGCTTGCTGTGGTGCGGGATCGGCTGCTGCGCCTACTCGCTTACTATTGTCTCTCATGTTAACCTCTCAAAGAAAAACTTATTTATAATATAACATCATGTCAGGGCGCCGTCAAATATTAAATTTTGTTTCGGTTCGGGCCGGCCGGTGCTGGGGCCCTGGCCGTTGACAGAAAAAGAAGAATATTCCCATGTTATTGTCAATTCAACCAAATCATCGCTCGAATAAGAAAGCGAACCAAAGTCAATTGCTGTTGGAAAAGGATCGTTAAGCACCCAGGTCTCATGGGCCGATCCATCCGCGCCAATTACTTCTATTGTAAGATTGTCCCATGTGGACATAAAAGAATCAGGGTCTATCCTTGGGCCGCCTCCGCACAAGCTGGCCATCAGCGTGCTAGCGAGCAGGCCTGTGCCTGTTCCTTGTTCGCCAGAATCTGGGTCAACCAGCGTCATCGTTAACGGCTGATAATCAAGTATCTCTCCCGGCCTTGTGTCGGGAAGGCAAGAGCCCAGATAATATTCATCCTTTCCAAGAACAGGGATGTTTACCTTTGGCTTGTCGCAGGTCTTTGCCCACCAAAGAAATTCTCCTTGGTGCGTAACACGAAAGCGCCATTGAAAAGCTGGATCGCTGACACCGTTTGTCCAGAAAGTGACGCTATCGTCGGACATCAGGAACTCCTACTATCCGCCGATGCCGAATATTGTGCCCTGTGATCTGCCGTCTCTGATGCTCTCATATTGAGCCCAATCATAGCGGAAAGTGCAGGTGATGTCAGACATGTCGTCACTAGAATAATCTAACCCGCTGAAGGCGACTGACTTGAGCCATGCATGTTTGAGCGTCCAAACTTCCAATTCATTTCCCTCTTCATCGATCATCATAACTTGAACATCATTAGAGTCGGCGCTGGGGCCTAGAGCTTGAGTAGCGGTTGCTTTAGACATAGAAGTAAGCTCAGATGTTTGAGTGCCGGCTGGGATCTTATACCCTGCTGCTGCGAGAGAACCAATCAAATCAGTGCTCAAATCCGGATCAACGGGATCGATAAAAACAATTTCCACCTCACTCCACTCTGCCCTTCCTGGCCAATAGTAGGTGTGATTCAGATAGCTGTGCGTAGCCTCCGAAAAAGATAGTGTTGGTCGAGCAGCGGTCTTCGCATACCACAGAACCCCAGATTGCCCAAATTGAACCTTAAATCTAAAAGCTCTCTTAGGATCTTTTGCTGGAGATTGGGTCCAAAAGGTTCCCTTATTTCCGCCTTGAATCGCCATCTTATGTTTTCTCCTTAGTGTCTTTCATTAATAAATAGTATCAGGGAACAAAAGCTCCCCTTGTTTTCGCTAGTCCTCGAACGAAGCTCCTGACCTTGTGATGATGAAGTCGATTGCGATGAACTCGATAGCGCGGGTTGGCTTGATAAAGATCTTGGCATACATGATGTTGCGGTCGACCAGATCAGGCGTGGTTGTGGTCTCGTCAAGGACAACCTTGAAGTCATCGACGCCGTATCGAACTTTCAAATCGCCCAAGAAATTCTCTGCTCTGCCCTTGAACGCGTTCCAGGTGTCCCTAACATTGGGCTGGAAGAGCGTGGTTGAAGCAATCTGAGAGATTCCTTTCTTCGCGTAAATCAGCAATCGGCGGACATTGATTCTATCAAGCGCTGATTGCGTTGACTGAAGAGTTTTCTGTCCGAAGACCACAATACCCTCCGATGGGAAGCTTGCGATTGGGTTAATGTTTACATCATAGAGATCATCTCGGTTACGAGAAGTCAGCTTTGTCTCAACACTGAGAACGGCGATTCCGCCTGCCCCCTGTGATAGGCCGCCTCGATTGAAACCGGCAGGCGCGAACCAGACATCTGCCTTTCTTTCCGTGCTTGCCATGACGCCCATGGCGACAACTGATGGTGGCGCCTTAACAAATGAGCCATTAATATCATCTCTGATGGTGACCCATGGATAGTAGGCACAGCCATAGCTATTGTTCAGGTTACGAGCCTTGATGTTTGAAAGAACAGAGTCTAGGTTACCTTGCCTGTCGCTATTGGTCTTGTTGGTTGATTCATCATCAGCGCGAGGTGTGTATCCTCCCTTAACATCGATGACACCGAGAGCATCAGCACGAGCTTCACATGTGTCAATCAGATACTTTGTGAGTGCCTCGTTTGTCAATCCAGGCATCGTGATAATGTTGCAAGATAGAACCTCTGGATCTGCAACGGTGTCGATAGCTCTTTTGATTGTGTAGTAAGTATAGTTTCCTACTTCTGTTTCAGTATCGTCGATCCTGCTGTTTCGGAAAGGATCTCTCTCTGTAATGTCTAATCCATCGAAACCGCCCCACATTGGAGATGTAAATCGATTCACCTTAGACTCAAGGATGTTTTGATATCTTGCCGTTCCTTGCCCAACAGAGCTTGATGCATTCCAAGATGTTCCAGCCACCAGTGAGCCAGAAGTCCAAGTTGCTTCCGAGATGCCGGCTGATGGGCTGGCTGATGTTGTCGAAGTGCCAGTTGTCAAAACAATCTCGTCGAGAGTGAAAATCCACTGCTCAGACAATGACCCATAGCCGCTGACACCATATGTGTCTACCCATGTTGAATCAGAAATGACATCGGCGCCCAAAGGACGGAGGTAGTCTCCATAGCCTGGATCCGGAGTAGTGACTGCGCTGGACTTTCCTGTGTGAAGGCCGAAGTAGGCAGTTGTCGTCGCGTCCGCGGCATCTTGTGTTGCCGTAGAGCGGATGCCGACAGTCGGGAAGGCTGCCGTAATAGTGCCATAAGATGTTCCCGTGTATACACCGTCG